AAGCATTAACATTTCCTAATAATCCCGCATCACATCCTCCTGTTATGGAATTTGACACAACGGGGAAAATCGCTGTAATTAATGCGGATGTAGCATTTTATGAAAGTGGATTACCTAATCCTATAACAATTTATTTTAATAATAATTTAGGACAGTTATTCGCTTCATTTCCTTTTTACATAAATTCGGCATCTGGATTTTTAAACTATAAATTAGCGGTGTCTGTTTTTGGTGGTTCAACATTAATAAAATATCCTACAACTAATCCAACTTATACCGCTATTCAATGCTGGCAGGAATATTCAACGGCGTCTGACTGGTCGCCTGTTCAATCTCTTGTTTTTACATCTACTCTTCTCCCCGTTGTTAGTAATCAGTTAAGTAATCCTATAATTTTATATAATGGTGGTGCTATTGCATCAAACGGTAATAACAATAATTTCGCTCAAATTATTACTGATATGGTCGCAGACAACAATGACTATAAACCTTTTGTTCTTTATAATCCTAGTGCTGAGTATCGCTTAGTAGAATTAATAGGAAATACGCCGTTATACAGTGTAGATATTCAGATTTACTGGAAAAATAGATTTGGTCAGTTAGTGCCATTCAGACTACCTCCTCAGGGGTCATCTACTATAAAAATAATGTTTTCTAAGAAAAAATAAGAAAAGATTTTTCAGAATATTAAAGAATTAATTTTTAATTTAATTTAATTTAATTTAAATTAAAAAAAGTTTTAAAAAAAAATATTATGTTATATTATATAAATAAAATGTCATCTTCTTTAAAGACCGCCCTTATATTAGATAGTCGCATTGAAAATTTAACTGATATTGAGTCATTCGGTGTTAAATCATCCGCTCAAAATAACACGTTTCAACAATACGCCTCTTTATCTGCTACTTCATCCCTTATTACATATCAATGTCAAATACCTAGTGAATCAATAGTTTGTGATAGAAGCGTTCTTCAAGCGTGTGATTTATGCTTTCAAGTAAATATTGATACTCAAAATACCGCTGCGGGCGGTGTAGAAGCAATCCCTGCAAATTCTAATGTATGGCAATGGGGAATTACTGAGTCTCTCGCTCCATTCCCTCTTACTCAGTGCTTTTCTACCATTCAATCATCTATTAATAACTGCTCAGTTTCTATTAATATCGGGGATATTCTCCCTCAAATGTTAAGAATGACAAGTCAAAGAGAATTACAAAAATATAATTCTACAACTCCCGCAATGGTTGATGATTTATGGGGTGATTATAAAGATGCTGTAAGATTATATAGTGCTATCACTGCTCAACAAACGGGTGCTGGTTCAGTTGGAAATCAACCATATGAAGCAAATTCTAATCCTCTTGGGTCTTGTGGTAATGCTGGTTTTGATAGGGCATATTCTCCCCGTGGGTCTTTTCCTGTCTCATGCACTGTTTATCAATATGCTCAGGCGGACGGTGGTTTCGTTTCAAATTCTCCAATCTCTGCTGCGGATGGTAATACTTTTAAAGTTTTAATTAAAGTCTCTGTTGCTGAACCTATTATGCTTTCTCCATTTCTTAACTGCCTCCCGCATGGAAACCAAGCGGGATTTATGGGCATTAATACAATGACTTTAAATTTTAATGTTAATAGTCTTCAACGTGCAATAAGGACTGCTCAAAGTTTTACAAATAACGCTGGTTTGTTAGTTCCTAAATATTCTCTCGTTGTGCAAGGTGGCAGTGCTCTTGGTGGTGCTACTACTCAATTATTTTCTAACGCTCGTTTATTGTGCAATTTTTTAACATTAAATCCTAGTCAAAGTGCCAGAATCGCCCTTCGTAATGTGTGTGAATATACGGACTTTCCAAGATTTATTACAAGTGCTAATAACGCCGTAAGACTTCCTCCCTGTGTTTATAGTAGTGCAGATAACGCCCCTGTTCCTGTTGTAGCGGATGGTGGTAGGACTTTAATAACATCTAATAACATTCAGTTAAATCAAATTCCATCCCGTTTTATTATTGTTGTAGGAGAACCAACGGGGACAAGAAATCCCGCATATACTGATGCTTTCTGTTCTATTGAAGGTATCCAAATTAATTTTAACAATAAATCGGGCATTTTCGCAAGTGCAACTCAATATGAGCTTTACAGTAAAGTCTCTGTTCCTTCTGGTTCTACTCAAACTTGGGAAGAATTCAGAGGTTGGGCGGTTTCATCAAAACTTAATAATAAAGTGCAACCATACGCAGCTAATTTTACCTCAGTCGTTCCATATGATTATGTAAGAAAAAATGTTTCTACCATTGGGTCAATCCTTGTTATTAACAGTGAATTACTGGGACTTCCTGATGAGCTTGCGGGCGGGTCTCTTGGACAATTTAACTTACAAATGAATATTACTGTCGCTAATTATTTACCTTATTCTATTCAACCTCAACTTACTATTATCGCATGCAATGAAGGCATATTTTCTACTATCGCGGGTTCATCTACTATCATGACTGGACTTTTAACAAAAGAAATAGTGCTTTCTACCAAAGAGCAAGTGCCAGTAGCGGATAGTGCAAGTTATGATAGATTTGTAGGCGGTGTTCTTTCAAATTCTTCTATGGCAAATGCTATGAAACTTATCGGAAAACACTATAAAGGACTACCAAAAGATTTAGTATCAACTGGTGCTTTTGGTGCTTTGGGGTCTTTGGGTGCTGGGTCAAGTGGTGGAGGGTCAAGTGGTGGAAGACTTAGAAAGCATTATGTTTAATAAAATAAAATCTTTAATTCTTTAAAAAATAAATCTTTTTTTAATAAAAATATATATTATATATTATATAATATGATTAGTAGTTTTGAAGATTACAACCACAAAATTTTAAGAAAATTACAAGAAAATAAATTAAAATCAATAGAAAATTACCCTCAACCCTATTATTTTAATGAACCTGACTCGCTTTTCGGTGGAATTCGTTTTTTATCTGACCATCCCCTACCTTCTGGGGTGCAAGAAAGAAATTTAGGAACTGGTGGAAATATTGGTAAAAATATTAGTAAAACATTTAAGAAACTAGCAAAAGATACGGGTAAGACACTATTGAAAGATGCCCCCTCAATGGTTTCTAAAACTCTTGAAAATTCTGTCGTGCCCGCATTATCAAAATATGGTAATAAAGCATTATCTGATTATTTAATGCCCGCAGTAGCAACTGTCGCGGAAGATGCTGTCCCTGTGGCATTAGGAATGGGGCGTAAAAGAAGAGGTAGAAAACCAAAATATGAAAGTGAAAGTGAAAGTGATGAAGAAAAAAAAGGCGGTAAATTTAATTTAGGTAAAACTCTTAAAAAGGGTTTATCAATGGCAGAAAAATATGCCCCTAAACTAGCAGAGACCGCAGCGATGACCGTAGCAGAAAATCCTGAATTATTACTAGCATTAGGAAGAAAAAAAGGCGGTAAAAGATTAGTTAAAGGTAGTCAAGAAGCAAAAGACCATATGGCAAGAATTAGAGCAATGAGAAAATAAAAAACATCAATAAAATACTGTATAACATTTATTTATTTAGACGGCGTTAAGTGGCGTTTTCTAAATTAATATAAATAAATGCCACTTAACGCCCTCTTTTTAATTCTTTTAAAGATTTTTTTGATTTTTTGATTTTTAAAAATTATTAATAATATAATATATTATATTATTAATATAATATAATGAGTCTTCCAAACTATGCAAACTTAGAATTCGGAAATAATAATATAGTCAATGCTTCTAAAAAAATTATGAATTTTGAACGTCAAGCATCTGAAATTTATAAACAAGCAAACGCAGACCCTCTAACTTCAACAGGGACTTCTCCAAAAGATGCAGTTGATGAAATGTTATTAGGATTAAATGAAATTAACGCTAACATATCACAATTAAAAACTTATACTGATGAATCTAAAAGAAAAGAAAGAAAATATGCACCAACGCAGGAAGCATTTGATAATGCAATTGAAACAGAAGCAAAAAAATTAGGCAATATACCAGAAAAAATACCTCAAATAAATTTACATAAAAGCATTGATACAGGAACTTTTCAACCTTTTACATTATCGGGGTCTGGATTAAAAGAACAAGCATCTCTTAGAATTCAAATAAAAGCAATTGAACAAAGAATAACTAAAATTGACCAAGATTTATACACAGCAGAATTAGAACAAGACGCCCACGCAATGCAACAATTAGAAGAACTTAAACATAATTTTGTAGAAGAACTTGATGATTTAAAGGACAGATTAAAAAAAGATATGTTATTACCAGAATCACAAGCAGAAATTGGAGAAAAAATAAAAGAAATACAAGATAAACAAAAAGCAAAAGCAAAACCAGAACCAGAACCAGAAATACCATTTGGAGAAATCGGGATTGGAGAACCAGAAGGAAATTATGATGAAGAAAATAAAGAACAAGCAAAAAACAGATTATATAGTATTTATGAAGATGAATATAATGAATATTATGAACAAGGAATTAAATTTATTGAAATGGATTTTCAATATAAAAAACCAAATGGAGAAATAATTCAAGGATTTGTAAAATATCCTAAAAACGGAAAAATGCCTAAAAAATTTTCTACATTTAGAAAAGGCATTGATACAGATAATTTTAAATATGGAGTCGCTACATATAAGAAAGCACAAGCAGGAGACCCAGAAGACCAACCACAAGAAGAAGAAATAGCAGAAGCAAAAGAAACAATCCAACAACGCATAGATGAAGGTTTATTTGAATCCCCAACATTAAACCCCATTATATCAGTATTAACAAAACTTACAACATTAATAGCAAAGCAAAGCGTTTTATTTAATGGACGTATTAAAAAAAATATTAATTTTTTAGACCGTGTAGAACTTGATAATTTAGTAAATGCAGTTAATAAAACAATAGCATTATTTAATCAAATTGATTTTGATTTTATAGCAGTAGTTATTAATAATGGTAATAATATGATTAATAATGTTGTTAATGCATTTAATAAATTATCAAGAGATTTATATTTAGGGGCACAATCATATACTACTACATATAAAGGCGGTATGATTCTAGACCATTTACACGGTAGAACTGTTAGACAAAATCCTTATAATTATAAATATTTAATGTAATTATATATTATATATGAAATTTGAAAATAGAGATTTAAATGAATTTAAACAAAAAATTCAAGATGTTTTTAATTTAATAACAATTGAAGGAAAATATAAAGTTATAGGGTCATCAACCTTAAAAAATATTTTATATAATAGTGATTATGACCTCGCTGAAATGAATGATTTTAAAAATACCGCGTCGGGTATTGATAAAATTATAAACCGCTTTAAAGATATCTTTAAGAAAGTATCACAAGATAAAAATTTATTTATTACTGATTTTAAATGTGGTATTGATAGTGATAATGAACCTTTAAGATGGAATGAATCAGATATGAGAAAAGGATATAAATTTTTAAAAAATGGACATAAACAACCTTTTGAAAATGCATTAATGGATAAAGATAATACAATAAAAATTGATATAGTCTCCCTTATTGATGGGGCATTTATTGATTTTTCAGAAAATCTTTATTTTAAATTTGGTAAAGGAAAATATGCAGTAAGTAATTATAATGAAGAAGATATAACAAAAGAAAAAGTTTTACAATCAATTAGTGATGATTATTATGAAAAAATAAAAGAAGGTAAAGCATTGAAAGCATTAAAAAGAAAATTTGCATATTATAAGTTATTAGGAAATGATAAAGATAAAGATTTATTAGAATTATTAATAAATTATTTTAATGGTGATATTGGAATAATTAATAAAGGTCATGCTGACTTAGACACTTTAATTTTACTTATAGATACGAATTTATTAAAAGTTAAAATAGAAGATATTAAAAATAACTTACAAAATATAAAACAGAATCTTTCATATAATTTAATTTATTCATCTCATGCAAAAGAAATAGATAAAATATGTAAATTGAATAATAAACAATCTATTAAAAACAAAATGGAATTATTAAATAACAAACTTATGAAATTTATAAATAAAGAATCATTAAAATTCATGAAGGACAATAAAATAAGTAAATATAAAATATAAAACAATAAATTACTGTATAACATTAATGTTTTTATAAGGCGTTAAGTGGATTTTAAAGATTAATATATAAAAAAGGACACTTACCGCCTTCTAAACCAATTTATTAATAGATTTTTAGATTATTTTATTAAAAATTAGATATTTTTAATAAAAATCTGTTTTAAATCATAATTTTAGGTTAGATTATTGCTTATTTATATCTAAACAGATATATAACAACAATAATTTTAAAATTATTGTTGTTATATATCTGTTTAGATATGTTTATTCATATATCTAAGTGTTTATTTAGATATTTTATATAAAATATCTAATTTTATATAAAATAATCTAATTTATTAAAGAAAAATCACCACAAAATACGGTTTGCATAAAAACCTCTTGAACCTTCTTTTAATAAATCTGTCTTATGTCTTATCTTATAAAGGCGTCTTCTATTTTCCGCATATTGTTTCCCATGAGTTATTGTATATGTCGGATAATCACTATAATTTTTATTTCCTATTGATAACATATAATTTTTATCACTATCAAAAACATCAATTTTATATTTATTTTTAATTGAAGGTTTTATTAATACATTTAATTTCTTCGCTTCTTTATAACTATAAGGTTTTATTTCATAACTCATTATATATAATAATGATATTATATTTTATTAAAATCCTGTAAAATTACAAACTGCAACGTCAGGGGGCATATCATTATTTAAGCAGTAAGTATCAATGAATTCTTTAAACTCTTCTAAGTTATACCCTATTAAAAAACATATGATTCTCGCTATGACCCACCGCCCACAAGTTGCTACTTCATCGTTCAATACTTGAAATTTTGTTTTATTATACACTAATTTAACGCTCTTATTCATAGTTTTTAAAAGTCTTGTTAAAAGGGCGATTTCTTCACCTAACATACACCTCATCTGAGTCGGTATAAAATGTAATTCAC